AGCGGGATCGCGAAGAGGCCACCCGTATGGCCCAGCGGCTGCTGCAGGAAAACCAGCAGCTCCGCAGCCGGGTTCAGGCCTTGGACACAGGCTATCTGTCTGAGTACGGCGCGCGTCTTGAGACGCAAGAGGTCTCTGTCAAGCAGGCCTACAAGGCAGCCTATGAGAGCGGCGACTCCGACGCCATGCTCAAGGCGCAAGAAGACCTGTCCAAGATTGTCTTGGAAAAGCAGCGCTACGCGACGGCCAAGCAGAAGTCTGAGGCTGCCCCCAAGCAGGCGGTAGCCCCGACGCAGCAGCCTGCCGCGCAGGTGGCTCAGGCCCCGGTCTCGCCAAAGCCCGACCCCAAGGCGCAGACGTGGGCGGAGAAGAACAAGTGGTTCGGAGAGGATCGCATCCTGACCACCACGGCTATCGCCATTCATCAGACACTCGTGGAAGACGAGGGGTTTGACCCGACGAGCGATGAGTACTATACTGAGATCGACCGGCGGCTTAGGACGGAGTTTCCTCATAAGTTCGCGGCCAAAAAACCGGGTGGTGGAAGTCAGGTCGCACCTGCTGGCTCCTCCGCGTCCCGCAGTACCGCTCAGGAGCGCCGAACAGTGAGGCTGACGCCATCTCAAGTCGCCATCGCGAAACGGCTAAACGTCCCGTTGGAAGAATACGCCAAGTACGTGAAGGATTGAGAACATGGACCGCACACCCCGCACTGCTGATACCCGCGAGAAAGAAACTCGCCGCAAGCCTTGGGCTCCGCCCAGTGTTCTGGATGCACCTGCTGCCCCTGAGGGCTACAAGCACCGGTGGATTCGCGCTTCGATTCGAGGCGAAGAGGACAAAGGGAACGTGTTCAACCGACTGCGTCAGGGCTACGAGCCCGTACGCGCGGAAGAGCATCCGGAGTATCAAGCTCCTACCATTGAAGACGGCAAGCATGCTGGAGTCATTGGTAACGGCGGTTTAATTTTGACTCGTGTACCTGTCGAAACAGCCCAAGAAAGAACCGACTACTACGGGAACCGGACCCGCGAACAAATGACGGCTGTTGATCAGGACCTAATGAAAGAGCAACATCCTTCGATGCCGATTAATCAATCTCGGCAAAGTAGGGTATCTTTTGGCGGACGAAAATCGTCCGACTGATAAATAGGAGCAACGACTATGGCGAATACGTCTGGTGCGTTCGGGCTTCGCCCGATCAACCTTGCTGGTGGTGCGCCCAACAGCCAAGGTACCAACTCGTACTTCATTAAGTCTGACGCGTCGGCGATTTATCAGGGGTCTCCGGTCATCGTGACCAATGACGGCACTATTGCCATCACTGGCTCGGCCTCCGGCGACACCTATAAACACATCGGCGTGTTTTCAGGCTGTGAGTACGTTTCCTCTGTAACTGGGAAAAAGACTTTTTCCAACTTCTGGCCCGGTTCGGGAGCCAACACGAACTTCGATATCATCGGGTTTGTGTATGATAATCCGACCCAGCGCTTCACGATTGGGACCGACGCGTCGTTCACCAACCGTGCAACCGCTAAGGCGGCCATCTTCGAGAACAGCCAGTTCAACACTGGGACGTCGGGTACGACGGCCACGGGTGTTTCCTCGGCTTCGCTCGATGTCGCGACTCTCGACGCATCGAATGAGTCTCTGCCGATTAAGATTCTGGGTATCTATGAAGACCCGACGAATCAGGACTACGCGGCAGCGGGCATTCAGATGATCGTGATGTTCAACAACCATGCACTCCTTCAGGCTAATTCTGAAGGCACGGTGGCATAAGGAGACTGATCAATGGCAATTTCGCGCGCACAACTTGCGAAAGAGCTTGAGCCCGGTCTCAATGCTCTCTTCGGCATGGAGTATGCTCGGTATGAAAACCAGCATGCTGAAATCTTCACCACCGAGTCCTCGGATCGTGCATTCGAGGAAGAGGTTATGCTGTCCGGGTTCGGCGCAGCACCGACCAAATCGGAAGGCTCTGGCATCTCTTACGACGATGCACAGGAAGCCTACACCGCTCGGTACAACCACGAAACCATCGCGCTGGCCTTCTCGATCACCGAGGAAGCCATCGAGGACAACCTGTACGACCGCCTCGGCAGCCGTTACACCCGTGCCCTCGCCCGCTCGATGGCCCACACCAAGCAGGTGAAAGCCGCCTCGATCCTGAACAACGCCTTTACGGCGGGTGCTTCGGCTGGCGGTGACGGCGTGGCTCTCTGCGCCACTGACCACCCGCTGGTCAACGGCGCTACCTTCGCCAACAAGCCTACCACCGATGCCGACCTGAACGAAACCTCGCTCGAGGACGCTCTGATCAACATCGCTGGTTTCGTTGACGAGCGCGGCCTGAAAGTTGCTCTGCGCGGCACCAAGCTGATGATTCCTCGTCAGCTTCAGTTCGTCGCAGAACGCCTGATGGTGTCAAACCTCCGCGTCGGCACCGCCGACAACGACGTGAACGCCATCCGTTCGATGGGCATGCTGCCGGAAGGTTATGTGGTCAACGACTTCCTGACCGACCCGGAGGCGTACTTCATCAAGACGGACGCACCGCGTGGCTTCCTCCACTTCGAGCGCACCCCGCTCTCGACCGGCATGGAAGCTGACTTCGACACCGGAAACATGCGCTACAAGGCGCGTGAACGCTACAGCTTCGGATTTTCTGATCCGCGTTGCGTGTTCGGCACGACTGGCGCATAAGCTAGTACAAACAAGGACTTACGTCCTGAAACCCCCGCTTCGGCGGGGGTTTTTTAATGTCTTGCACTCTAGTTAATTAGACATTAAACCTATGCTTAGTTGAATACTGGAGTTATATCTCATGAAGGACCCTGTGATCTACTGGATCAAAAACACATTGAACAAGAAATTCTACGTGGGAAGCACCACGCAGAGGTACGTTCGATGGAAGACCCATCGCAAAAAACTCCGGTCGGGAAAGCACCACTGCGCCCACCTTCAGGCCGCGTGGAATAAGTACGGAGAAGAGGCTTTTGAGTTCTCGGTGATCGAGAAGGTTCTGCATGAATCCGATCTTCAGGCTGCGGAGGACCGCTGGCTTGAGGCCCATGTTGGAAAACCGCACTGCTACAACCACGGCTTTCGTTCGGGTGCGCCTTGGCGCGGCGTCGAAAAAGAAAAACACCCAAGGTTTGGGAAGAAGCTCTCGCAGGACGTCAAACAAAGGCTACGCCAAGCCACGCTTGAGCAGTGGAAAACTTCTGACCCAAGGTCTGGCCGCAAGCACAGTGAGGAGACTCGGGAGAAGATTAAAGAGGCTTTGAAACCAGTCCTTGCCGAGGGCCGAGGAGGCTGCTTCATCCCGTCCGAAGAAACCCGGGCTAAGATGTCTGTGGCGCTTAGGGGAAACCAAAACGCCAAAGGCCACGTCAGAACAGAGGAGCATCGGCGTAAGCTTTCGGAGGCGAACAAGGGTCATAAGAACTTTTTAGGAAAGAGTCACAGCGAAGAGGCCAAGGCTAAAATGGGGCAGGTTGTGAGAATGATCTCCCCCGACGGCGCTGTCACAGAGTACCCGAGAACGACGGCGATCAAGGAGCAGTTTGGCATTTTTCTTCCGACCATCCAGCGCTCTGTCCGAAGCGGAAACCCCCTTGTCAAAGGGCCCTACAAAGGCTGGCGTTTCGAGTACGTTTAGGCTATCCTCCCCCAAAGGGTAACATCAGCCGCGCAGACAGGACGCCCTTCCTGACGTTGCACAGACTGCGGGGCGAAACCTTGTGCAAGAGGAAAAGGCCATGGCCAATACCACGTTCAATGGACCAGTCCGTTCGCAAAACGGCTTCCAGACCATCTCCGTCAACTCCACCACTGGCGCTGAAACCCTCACCGGCTCGTTCGGGTTCGGCATCGCAAACCCCGCAGGTGTTGGCATCACCGCTGGTACGGGCACGGTCTACGAGACCTCGGTTGCCCGCAACAACGGCATCGTGACCACCTCGATCATGATTGACCTGACGGGCCTGCAGTCGGGTGGCACGGCTGGCGACATCATCGGCACTAACGGTGCGGGTGTGGCTTACATTGCTCAGATCACGGAAGCTAATAACGGAACGATCTTTGGCGTCCGTATGACCTGCTATGAGCTCCCTGTTGGCGGTGACACCGACATCGACCTGTACTCGGCCACCGAAGGTACGGGCGTGGAGGACGTCGCGATCTCGACTTTGACAGAGACCCAGATTATCAACTCTGGCACTCTGGCTCTGGGGTCGGCTGTCTTTGGCACTGACATCGCAGCCAACCAGTACCTCTATCTCGTTGGTCAGGGCACCTCGAACGCGGCCTACACCGCGGGTCGTCTGCTGATTGAAATCTTCGGCTACGACGCCTAATAGGAGTATAGCAGAATGGGCGCGTCAGATATCCTTTCCGGACACCTCCACAGCAGCGGCTTTATCCGTAAGGCCAGAACCCGCATTAAAGCTTTCGACGTGGTCGGAAGCGCCAATGCAGGGATTCTTGAGTTCTGGGACACCACTGTCGCGCCCACCGCTGCCACTTATGGCCGGACCGCGGCCGTAGTGACAGTGGCCAGCGTTGCCCACGGCCTGAAGACCGGCGACGTTGTGGGCATCTCCTTTGAAGAAGCTTCCGGGGTCATTGCGACTCCCGGGAGCTACGTCATCACCGTGACAGGCGTCGACGCCTTCACGCTAACCGACATCAACAGCGGGACTATCGCCACCAGCACCGTCTGCCGCTATGTTTCCAACAAGCAGAACGGCTATAACGCCCGTTGGCTTGCCACCTACCACACCTCCGCCAGCGACATCTTCTTCAACGGATTCAGCCTTCCCGGCGAGGGTTTCCTCGCTCGGATTGGCGTGTACGTCTACGCGGATGAACTAGCATCCATCAACGTCTACTACGGATAAGGGCGACATGGCCCGTCGCCCAACATCCTCTCGTGGATCGGCACTCGTCGCGGCTTACCGCGACGGGGAGGCCTGCCCGACGGCCACGAAGGACGTGCATGTCAACCTGAAGAACCGGAACCACGCCATCGAGGACTACGGCTACGGCCCGATGAACCCGGAGCTTCCAAACAACAAGTTCTGGAAGGCTCTGGCGGACCTCTGGGACGTGACACCGACAGAGGCCAAGGCTTCGCGCTGCGGCAACTGCGCGGCCTTTGTTCAGACCCCCAAGATGCTTGAGTGCATTTCTGCGGGTATGGCCGGGGACGAAGAGTTCGAGATGGCGAACTCTACGTCAGTGGCCGAGGCTTCAAACCTCGGATACTGCCAGCTCTTCCACTTCAAATGCGCTGGCAGCCGTACCTGTGACGCGTGGCTGGTCGGCGGCCCGATTACAAAAGAGGGGCGAGGGTGATGGCTAAGACAGCCGCGTGGACCCGTAAAGAAGGGAAGAACCCCGCTGGGGGCTTAAACGCCAAGGGCCGAGCTTCGGCGAAAGCCCAAGGCATGAACCTGAAGCCCCCAGCTCCGAACCCGAAGACAGACAAGGATGCGGCCCGTCGTAAGAGCTTTTGCTCGAGGATGAATGGCATGAAGAAAAAGTTGACGAGCGAGAAGACCCGCAACGATCCGAACAGCCGCATCAACAAATCCCTTCGTGCATGGAACTGCTGACATGAACCGCTCGAGTATGTCCAAACAGGTCTCGACTCCCGGAGGCAAGAAGCCAAAATCCCGCGTCAACGAGGCGGGGAACTACACCAAGCCCTCTATGCGGAAGTCGCTCTTCGAGAGCATCAAGTCTGGCGGTAAGGGCGGGTCCCCGGGCCAGTGGAGCGCCCGCAAGGCACAGATGCTGGCTCAGCAATACAAAGCCAAAGGCGGAGGGTACAAGGATTGAAAGCCCCGCAGAAAAGCCTGAAGAAATGGACTGACGAGAAGTGGGGGACCAAAAGTGGCAAACCCTCGACTCAAGGCCCGAAGGCCACGGGCGAACGATACCTGCCCAAGGGCGCGCGTGAAGCGCTGAGCCCTGCCGAATATGCGGCCACGACCCGTGCCAAGCGCGAAGGTACTCGCAAAGGCAAGCAGTTTGTGGCACAACCTAAGAAGATCGCAAAGAAGACCGCGAAGTTTAGGGATTGATCCATGACCACCTCCGGAACCGCGACGTTCAACCTAGACGTTGGAGAGCTGATCGAAGAGTCGTATGAGCGCTGCGGGCTTGAGGTCCGCACGGGCTACGACGCACGCACGGCCCGGCGGTCCCTGAACCTGATGTTCGCGGAGTGGGCCAACCGCGGCCTCAACCTGTGGACCGTGGCCCAAGCGACGATCACCGTCACACAGGGCACGGCGACCTACACCGTTGGTGCCGATCACGCGGACATCTTGGAGATGGTCCTTCGTCGTTCGGGTACGGATTACGAGGTCGAACGGATCAGTCGCGGGGACTTTTTCTTGCTGCCCAACAAGACCTCTCAGGGACGTCCGTCGCAGTTCTACTACGACCGGAAGATTTCCCCGGTCATCAACTTGTGGCAGGTTCCTGAGAACTCGACAGACCAGCTGGTCTATTACTACGTGCGTCGCATTCAGGATGCAGGGACGATGCAGAACACCACGGACATGCCGTGGCGCTTCTACCCCTGCATGGTTGCGGGCTTGGCCTACTACCTTGCCATGAAGCGGGCTCCGGATCGTATGGGGATGCTGAAGGCAATCTACGATGAAGAGTTCACGCGCGCGGCCGAAGAGGACGAGGACCGCGTCCCGCTGAAACTGCAGCCCGACGTAGCATATTTGAGGTTCTGATGTCGTTTGCCAGCGGAAAGAAGGCTTGGGGAATTTCGGATCGCTCTGGCGTTCGGTTCCGTCTGCGCGACATGCGCAAGGAGTGGACCGGCCTGCTCGTTGGTCCAGACGAGTTTGACCCAAAGCACCCGCAGCTTTTTCCGCCGAAGGCTTACCCAGACCCACAGGCGCTTCGCAATCCTCGCCCGGACCCTGAGGCAGGACATGTCTACGTTCCTGTCGGCAACACAGTCTTCCCGCCCGTCGGAATCATCTACCCGATTGTTGGCTCGATAGGCATTGTTACGATTACAGATACCGTCGCTCCAACAATTACCCCCCTAGACTCTCTTGAGGCTTTTGTTGGAACAGTCACCGTGGAGATCACATGAGCTTTACCTACGGTCAGTTAAAACAGGCGCTTCAGGACTATCTTGAGACCTCGGAGTCAACCTTTGTCAACAACCTGCCGCTGTTCATCCGCCTTTCGGAGGAACGCATTCTCAAGAATGTCCAGCTGAGTCTGTTCCGTAAAAACGTGACGGCCAATGCAGTTATCGGGGACCAGTTTCTTTCCTGCCCCACGGACTTTCTTGCGCCTTTTTCTTTGTCTTACACAGACGGGGGAAACGACAAGGTTTTTACAGAGTTCAAGGACGTCAGCTTCATTCAAGAATATGCTCCAGACGCAGCCCTAAGGGGGGCCCCGAAGTACTACGCTCAGTTTGACAACGAGAATTTTATTTTGGGCCCAGCTCCCAACGCGGCCTACTTAATGGAGCTTCACTACTTCTACCGCCCTGCGAGCTTGACCGCTGGATCGGATAGTGGGACGACTTGGCTTAGTATCAATGCCGAGCTGACGTTGTTCTACGGCGCGATGGTGGAGGCGTATCTGTTTCTGAAGGGGGAGGTTGATCTCATGGCGAGCTACGATAAGCGTTTTCAAGAGTCTCTGATTGGTCTTAAAATGCTCGGAGAAGCTAAGCAGGTCACTGACGAATATCGCAAGGGCATGGTTGTGAGGGCCAAGGAATAATGTTCGACGTCAAACTTTCTTTGCCCGAGACCCCTGTCGTCAGCGTGATGACCACCAGTAACCGTGGCCATACGCCCGAGGAACTTGCGGAGCTGTGCGCTAACAAGCTCATCAGTGTTTCGGAAGATGCGCATCCCGCCCTCCGCGAGCAGGCCAAGGCCTACCGAGCGGCCATCGTGCATGTGGTCACGCGCTACATGAAAGATGCAGTTACCAACGACCGCGTTACAGTGTATAATGCGCTGGTAAACGCGGGCCATCCGCAACTGGCTGACGCCATTCGCAAGCTATAGGAGGCTACTTTGGCCATAACACAAGCCATGTGCACTTCGTTTAAGGTGGAGCTCTTGCAGGGCATCCACGACTTTACCGCTTCGACCGGGGACGTGTTTAAGCTGGCTCTCTACACCAGCTCCGCAACTCTGGGCGCAACCACAACGGTTTACTCTTCCTCAAACGAAGTTTCCGCCTCCGGTTCCTATTCGGCCGGTGGGGGCTCTTTGACGAACATTACTCCGACGGCATCCGGCACGACGGCCCTGACCGACTTCGACGACCTGTCGTTCACGTCCGCGACCATCACGGCCCGCGGTGCGTTGATCTACAACTCGTCAGAGTCTAACAAGGCTGTCGCGGTTCTGGATTTTGGCGGAGATAAGATTTCGACGGCGGGCACCTTTACCATCCAATTCCCGGCTGCCACTTCGTCTGATGCCATAATTCGCATTAGCTAACCGTAGGGGTCCACCATGGCTAACACGACCCTGACAGGCTGGGGCCGTGGAGCGTGGTCCTCGGGAGCGTGGGGCGAGGCGCTCCCGGTCCTCGTCACTGGCGTCTCTGCCTCTGGCGCTGTTGGTTCTGTCACTGTCGTGGGCTCCGCTTTGGTGGAGCCGACTGGCGTCTCCGCCTCTGGCGCTGTTGGTTCTGTCACTGTTGCGGCTTCCGCTTTGGTGGAGCCAACTGGCGTCTCCGCCTCTGGCGCTGTTGGTTCTGTCACTGTTGCGGCTTCCGCTTTGGTGGAGCCAACTGGCGTCTCTGCCTCTGGCGCTGTTGGTTCTGTCACTGTCGTTGGCTCCGCCTTGGTGGAGCCGACTGGCGTCTCTGCCTCTGGCGCTGTTGGTTCTGTCACTGTTGCGGCTTCCGCTTTGGTGGAGCCGACTGGCGTCTCTGCCTCTGGCGCGCTTGGTTCCGTCACTGTTGCGGCTTCCGCTTTGGTGGAGCCGACTGGCGTCTCTGCCTCTGGCGCTGTTGGTTCTGTCACTGTCGTGGGCTCGGCTCTTGTGCTGCCTGCGGGAGTTTCTGGAACAGGAGCGGTTGGGACTGTGACTCCCGCGGCGGGAGCTGTTGTGCGCGTAGGGGGTGTTTCTGCAACGGGGGCTGTTGGAACCGTTTTCATATGGGGGCAAATTGTTCCTACGCCAGCTACGCTGTGGACTGATGTTGATCCGAGTGCTATAAATTTATGGACAGAGATAGAACCGACCCCGGCGACTGTCTGGACAACCATCGCGGCGTGAGGATGACCTATGCCCAGTACATACACTACTAACCTCGGCATTGAGCTCCCGGCCGACGGTGAACTCGATGGTACTTGGGGCGACGTCGTCAACGAGAATATGGATATTCTCGACCGAGCGATTAACGGTTCGGTCTTGTTGTCCTTGAGTGGAACCTCTTCAACGCTTTCCACGACAGACGGCACTCTTTCCAACGGGCAGTTTAAGTTGCTGGTGCTTGGTGGGTCTCCCAGCGGCACTCACACCATCACCATTGACCCTAGCGACGCGCAGAAAATCTACTTTGTTCGCAACACCTCGGCGCAAAGCGTTGTGTTTACTCAAGGCTCTGGTGGAAACGTAACTATCGCGGCAGGCGACAGCGGTGTGATTTACTCGGACGGCGGCGGCGCGGGGGCTGCTGTGGTCAATATTACCAACGATTTTGCCATGAGCTCGGTAAAAATTACCGGGGGAAGCATTACGGGAATCACCGACCTTGCGGTGGCCGATGGCGGGACGGGGTTATCCACTGTCCCCACGAACGGCCAGCTGCTTATTGGTAACGGCACCGGGTACAGCGTCGCGGCCCTAACAGCGGGCAGGGGCGTCACGGTCACCAACGGCTCCGGTTCCGTTACAGTTAGCATTCCGGCCCGGGCCGTTGCGGCTTCCGGTACGTCCGGCACCTTGACCCCCAACGGCGACACGACGGATGTGTTTAACGCCTTTTCTCTGGACGGCGGCATCACGATTGCGGCCCCCAGCGGAACACCTGTGGACGGGCAAAAGTTGATCCTTCGATTCAAGGACAACGGTACGGCTAGGGCCATAACTTGGACCATCAGCAGCGGGGCCTACAGAGCCACCGGGATTACCTTGCCTACTACGACAACGGCAAATAAGATCACCTACGTCGGTTGCGTTTACAACAGCACAGACTCTTTCTGGGACGCTGTTGCACTCGCAACGCAAGCATAAGAGGCCACCATGAAGATCGACTTCGAGTTTGACACCGCCCACGGCAAGTTCCGTGATGCTTTGAACCTGCCCGACAACCACGGTCTCAGTGACGCTGAGATCGAGGCCATGAAGGTGCAGCGCCGCGACAACTGGATTGCCGTGGTGGAGGCCCCGCCTGTTGAGCCGGACACCGTGGAGATCGACGGCGTAACCTACGAGAAGGTCGAGATCGACGGCCAGACGGTCCTCAAGCCTGTAGAGGTCTGACATGGCTGATCGTTATTGGGTTGGTGGAAGTGGAAGCTGGAACAGCACCACGAAGTGGTCCACAACGTCAGGCGGTTCGTCTGGCGCTTCTGTTCCTACAGCCTCTGACAATGCGATCTTCGATGCGGCTTCTGCCACCGCCCACTACACCGTCACGGTTACGGACAACGCCACCTGCGCCAACCTGACCTTCACGCCTGAGCCTGCTGATGGCGTCACGGAGTTTTCTGTCGGCACTGGCTTCGTCATTGCTGGCACGTTCTCGACCTCTGGCACTCAGGGCAACCGCCGCGCTTGGTTCAGGTCTTCGACCTACGGCCTACTGCGCGATATGCAGATCGCCACCATCGGCACTGTGACCGACGTGGACTTCCGCGACATCCGTGTCACTGGCACAGGCGGGACGCTCACTGGCACTCGCATTGGCGACCTGCGTGGCAACGTCGGCATCACGTTCTCGACGCCCAAGAACTGCTTCCGCATCGGCACGGGTAATTGGTCGGACGATCAGTGGTCGGATACGTCTGGCGGCTCACCCAACACGAACTTCTTCCCGCTGGCCCAAGACATGGCAGTGTTTGACGAAAGCACCACTGGTGGTACTCACACGATGAACGCTGGTTCAACCGCCATTCAATATACTGGGGCAGTGGACATGAGTTTGCGGACAAGTGCGCTGACGCTGTCTCTCGCCACTGGGTATTCTATTTACGGCAACTGGACCTTTGGCTCTGGCATTACGATCAGCGGGGCGCAAAATCTTACCTTCAGTGGTCGCAACACCCAAGTCATCACCAGCGCGGGCAAGACGTTTTCTGGGGGTATCACGATTGACTCCTACGGCGGCACTGTCGAACTTGCAGATGCGCTGAACATCGGAAGCAATACACTCATCGTCACCAACGGCACCTTCGACACCAAGGGCTACAACGTGACGGCTGGGGCTTTATCATCCAACAACAGCAACGTGCGTGAGATAAAGCTGGGTGCAAGCACGGTGACGTTGAGTAACGACGTAGCTTTTAACACATCCACCAACCTGACGTTTGATGCTGGCACGTCGTCCATTGTGCAAACCGCAACCGGACCAAATTTTAATGGTGGTGGGCAAATATTCTACGATGTGTCGCTTACATCCACAAGCGCAGGCACACACGCCATCATTGGCGCAAACACCTTCAACAGCCTGTCGATCACGGCCCCTGCTTCTGCTGGCCTGCGTCAAGTATCCTTCTCTGGCGACCAAACCATCACAGGAACACTGACCGCCGCTGGTGCTACCGCTGTCCGCCGTGTGATGCTGCGCTCTGATGCAGTCGGCACCACTCGCACCCTGACCGTAGGAACGCTGTCCGCTGACGACTGTGACTTCCGCGACATCACCATTGCAGGCACCGCCGCTGGTGGCTCTCCGACCCGTGCAGGCGACTGTGGTGGCAACTCCGGCGTGACCTTCCCTGCACCTAAGACGGTGTATTGGAACCTTGCTGGGTCGCAGAGCTGGAGTGCTACCGCTTGGGCCACGACGAGCGGCGGAACCCCTGCTCTGGACAACTTCCCGCTGGCTCAGGACACTGCTGTTTTTGATGAGGCGGGGTCTGCTGGTACGGTTGGATTGCAAACATTCAACATCGGCACTCTTGATATGAGCGCCAGAACAACGGCAATTACCCTTGGCACAAACGGTGCGCCATTTATCTACGGAAACTGGAGTTTTGGTACAGGCGTTACGGCAAACTCCTCTAGCCAAGTGCCAATCTTTTCTGGCCGTGGCACTCAGACCATCACCAGCAATGGCATAGCCTTTGGAAGCGCCATCACCATCGACTGCGGCACAGGCACCGTGCAGCTTGCTGATGCGTTGGTGCTTGACGCTGCTAGGACCTTGACGCTCACATCAGGCACCTTTGATGCTGTGTCGTATAATGTGACGGCTGGGTTGTTTTCCGCAACTGTAGCGGGCCTCACCCTAAAGATGGGTTCTGGCACCTTTACAGCAAGTGGCACTGGAAACGTATGGACTGCAGTTTCTGGCCTAACACTTTACAAAGACACCGCAAGCATTCTCCTGTCTAATACTAGCACAACCGCTAGAACATTTCAGGGCGGAGGCTTGTCTTACAACAAGTTGACCATCGGTGGGGCAACAGGCACATCGACGCTGACGATCTCGAGCAACAACACCTTCACAGAACTTGCCAGCACCAAGACTGTCGCCCATACCATCGCTCTGGGGACAACCGTCCAGACCTTCGGCAAGTGGAGCGTGACGGGAACTTCTGGCAACGTGGTGACGCTGACAGGGACAGGCACAAGCCACATCCTCGCTGGTGCTTGCACAGACGGCATCGACTATCTTGCGATGGGTAGCATCGGCTTTGCAGCCACATCTCCTGCCGAGTTCTACGCTGGCGCAAACAGCACGGGGACCGCTGCCGTTCCTGTTTACCGCACAGCCAAGCCCGCTGACAGCACACGCTACTGGGTGGGTGGCACTGGCAACTGGAATGATACGGCTCGCTGGTCCACGTCCTCTGGTGGCGTTAGTGGCGCTGATCTTCCACGCAGCCATGACGATGTGGTATTCGATAGCCTGTCCAACGCTACGGCCTACACGGCCACTGTAAACGCCATCACGGGGGGCAACCGCTGCAAGGCTTTGACTGTCGCAGGCCCTCTTGTTGGTAACGTGACGCTGGCTGGATCGACTACGCTGTTCATCCATGACGATATCACCCTGCCTGCTACTGGGCTGACACGAACCTATTTGGGTACAATCACGCTGACAGGTACGGGTGCGGGGAAGACGATTACGACCAATGGTGTGACTCTGTCTTCGGACTTCACAATCAATGGAGTAAGCGCGGAGTGGACGCTTGCAAGTGCTTTGAACATGGGTTCAAATACGCTTACTGTTACCAACGGATCGTTTGACACGGATGTTTACAACCTGACCTGCGGCAATATTACATCTAACAGTTCAAACACTCGTACACTTGATTTTGGGTCTTCAACAATATCAAGTGTTGGGAACTTTAGTTTTGGAACAACTGAAACCGCCCGCGCTGCCCTTACGTTTTCCGCTGGAACAAGTCAGTTAAATTTTACTGATTTTGTGGTGCTTTCTGGAAACAACCAGACATTTTACAACGTCAGTTATACCAACACTGTTTCAGGCGCTTACACCATCAACGGCGCAAACACCTTCAACAACCTGACCGTTGCAGGCAGAACCTCTACTGGCCTTGGCGTACTATCTCTGACCGACAACCAAACCATCAACGGCACCCTGACGCTCTCTGCTGGCACCAACGCCACCATGAGAACCTTCGTGCAGTCTGACACGATTGGAACTACAAGGACGCTTACCTGCGCTGCGGTGGCCTCTCTGACGGACATCGACTTCCGCGACATCACGATTGCTGGTGCGGCGGCTCCGGTCAGTGGCACTCGGCTCGGTGACTGCAAGGGGAACAGTGGGATTACCTTTGTCGCAGGGGCTGACAAGTATTGGAACCTTGCTGCTGGCGGTAACTGGGGCGGCGCAATAGGTTGGGCTACGTCCAGCGGTGGTGCGGTGAGCAACGACAACTTCCCGTTGGCACAGGATACCTGCCTCTTTGAAGCAACTGGGCTGAACTCAGCCGCTACAGTGACGATTAACGCTTCCTACAACATCGGCACCATCGACATGTCGGCCCGCACGACGAATACGATGACGTTGGCAACAAGTAGCAACACACCAGCGATCTACGGCAACTGGACCAACGGCACGGGAACTACGCTGAGTGGGACGGGGACGCTGACCTTCTCTGGCCGTGGGTCTCAGACGCTTACCAGTGCTGGAAAGACGTTTACGCAGCCCTTTACTTTTGACACGCCAAGCGGGTCCGTGACGCTTCAGGATGCGTTTGAGACGAATAGATCAGCCATCACCGCTGTTACCCTTACACAAGGAACATTTGATGCCAACGGCTACAACGTAACATTGTCAGGTGCTTCTTCTAGTTTTAGTTCGTCTAACACCAACACCCGCACGATTGCCTTTGGCTCTGGTGTTTGGACTATTGCGGGAAGCAATGGTTGGACTACAGCAGTTTCATCAAACCTCACGGTCACAGGAACAGGCACCATCAGCCTAACATCTGCGTCTGCCAGAAACTTTTCTGGAGGTGGTTCCTCCTACTCAGGCATCACCCTGAACCAAGGCGGGGCGGGGCAGTTGAACATTTCAGGTAACAACACCTTCGCCAATATCACCAACACTGCCACAGGTGCGACGACTATCAGCTTCGGCACGACCACCCAGCGTGTTGCTGACTTCACAGCTACGGGCACCGCAGGCAATGTGCTGACCATCCAAGGCTCGTCGGCCACCAGCCCATGCACCTTGATCTATACGGGGACGGCACCCAGCACTGCTACGGCACCCAGCACTGACTACTTGACGCTTACGGGGGTGAGGGCTTATCCGTTGCAGAGCACGTGGTTTGCTGGAAACAACTCCTCGAACAACGGTTCGTTGGGCTGGTTGTTCCAAGCGGAAGCGCTTGGAACAACAGGCGCGTTCTTTCTTCTCTTCTAGGTTAGACAACAGGTTTGGGGCAGTGAGCATGACCACCGAGACGATGCTAAACTTTAGGCTAAGCGGTGTCCTTGCCATCTTCGGCTGGATTTTGAAAAGCCATGTGGACGAGGTGATCTGATGGACATCATCCGCACATTCTGGCCGCTCCTCCTTGCCTTCGTCGCGGCGGTTGTTTGGCTGATTCGTCTCGAGGCGCGCAGCGTTGAAAACAGCAAAGAGATCAAGCGACTTTGGTATCAACGCAAAGAGGACTTGGAAACGTCCAAGCAGGCGCGGGATGAGACCAACAAGATGCTGGGCGAGATTCGCGACGACATAAAGGCACTGATCGCAAAGGTGGGAAGCAAATGAGACAATGGAGCAAGCGCAGCCTCGCAAATCTGCAAGGCATCCACCCTGACCTGCGCGCGGTTCTTGATCGGGCGCTGCAAGAAAGCCCTGTGGATTTTGTCATCACCGAGGGCCTGCGCACCGTGGCCCGGCAGCGCGAACTCCTCCGCATTGGCGCATCTACCACGATGAACTCCCGCCACCTGACTGGCCATGCCGTGGACCTCTACGCTTGGGTAGACCTCGACCGCAATGGCGCAGTCGAGTTTGTCGAGATGTCAAACCCCCGCCTGCTCAAGCAAATTGCCGACGCCATCAAGGCAGCGGCGGTGACTGAGAATGTGCCTGTCGTCTGGGGCGGCGATTGGCGCACGTTCAAAGACATGCCGCACTTTGAATTAAACCGCCGGAAATATCCGGCCTGAAAAGGAGACTGACATGACTGGTGAACAAATTGCAGGCGTAGTCCGCGCCATCGTCGCCGCCGCTGGCGGGTACTTCGTCGGCCAAGGTCTGGTTGACGCTGAGACTGTGACGACCATTGGCGGTGCCGTTGCCACTTTGGCCGCCGCCGTTTGGTCGATCTACTCCAAGCGCGCATGATCTGGCGCGCACTAGCTTGGCCCTTTGTAGCTGCGCTTGCGCTGTTGGCAAGCTGGTTTGGCGGCAGAAATGCCGCCTATTCTGACACCAAAGCCAAGGCCCTAGAAGCGCGGCTCAAGGTTGTAAAGGAGGCAGAGGATGTTCGCAGCGAAGTCGAAGCCCTTGACCGCGACACTCTGCTCGGTCGCGCTACTGTCTGGGTGCGTAATTCCAAGCGGTAACTTCTGCGACGTCGCACGTCCGATATACATTGGTAGTGAGGCTGTGGTAGACTGGCTCGTAGAAAACGACGAGGCCCTGCTGCGCGACGTCGTGAGCCATAACGAGATGACCGCGAAATGCCCCTGACAAAGCTCGTATTCCGGCCCGGTATCAACCGCGAGACCACCGCCTACGCCAACGAGGGCGGATGGTTTGACGGGAACCTTGTGCGTTTTCGTGCGTCAAAGCCCGAGAGCATCGGAGGGTGGACCCGTTACAGCCAGACACCCTTTCTGGGTACTGGTCGTTCGCTGTTGCCTTGGTCCGCGCTTGACGGAAGCCTGCTTGTTGGGGCGGGGACGAACTTAAAATACTACGTCCTAAAAGGCTCGACGCCATACGACATCACTCCAATTCGAGCAACGACCGCTGCGGGAGACGTAACCTTCGCCGCCGCCAACGGGTCGTCAACGATTGTCGTGACTGACGTTGCTCATGGGGCTGTGACCAATGACTTTGTTACGTTCTCCGGTGCGGCCTCTCTTGGGGGCAACGTAACTGCGACCATCCTTAACGCAGAGCACCAGATAACGGAGGTTATCACCGCCAACAGCTACAGGATTGTTGTGACGGTTACTGCAAACTCGTCCGACAGCGGGGACGGCGGAGCCTCTGTTGTCGGAGCGTATCAAATAAACACCGGCCTTAACACCTCCGTGTCCGGCACGGGGTGGGGAACAGGTTCGTGGTCCCGCGGAGCGTGGGGTTCTGGGTCCTCAACAACGTCGCCTTCCGCGCAGCTTCGAATCTGGTCGCAAGACAACTTTGGCGAAGACCTACTTATCTCCGTGCAAAACGGCGGCCTATTCTACTGGGATAAGTCCTCGGGCGTCGGCACTCGGGCCGTGGCCCTATCGTCCCTGCCCGGGGCGCAGGCCGTTCCAACAGTCGCCAAGAGCGTCATTGTTTCCGAGCGCGACCGACACGTTATTGCTTTTGGTTGCGATCCCGAAAGCACTCCCGGTGTGCAAGACCCGCTGACCATTCGTTTTTCAGATCAAGAGAACGCTGCAGAGTGGCGCGCTCAAGCTACCACAACAGCGGGGGAGTTGCGGATCGGCACGGGGTCCTCGATTGTTGGGGCCATTCAAACAAAGCAGCAAATCATTGTCTTCACGGACCTGTCCCTACACGCCATGCAGTACATTGGGGACCCCTACACCTTTGGTATCCAAGAGGTCTCTTCTTCGATCTCCCTGATGAGCCCTAATGCAATGGTGGCTGTTGGTGACCTAGTTTTTTGGATGGGTAAAAACGAGTTCTACCTCTACGATGGTGCGGTGAAGCAAATCCCCTGCTCTGTGAAAGAGTACGTTTTTTCTGGGATTAATCTTTCTCAGTCACAAAAGGTGTATTCCGGACATTGCAGCTCTTTTTCGGAGGTCTGGTGGTTCTACCCAAGTTTGAACGTCTCCGAAAACGACAGCTACGTCATCTACAACTATGAACAGAATGTTTGGTACTATGGCCAAATGCCCCGCACAGCGTGGGTCGACAGAAGCGTTCTGGCCTTCCCCATCGCTATCTCTCCGGACGGGTACGTCTACTACCAAGAAGCGGGCCTCAACGACGGCAGCGCTAACCCGCCTGCAGCGCTTTTCTCATACGTTGAGTCGAGTGTCGTGGACATTGGCGACGGCGACCAGTTCATGTTTGCCACCCGCATTATTCCAGACTTGACGTTTAGAAACTCAACAAGCGCAACGCCTATAGTAACCCTTACACTCAAGGCGCGCAACTTCCCGGGTGGCGCTTACTTCGCCACGGAGGACGAGCCCGTTACAAAAACGGTTTCCGTTCCCGTCGAAGAGTTCACAAACCAGCTCTTCTTGCGCCTGCGTGGCCGGTCAATGTCCCTTCGAGTGGAGTCCAATCAAGCTGGAACTGCGTGGCGTCTTGGCGATCCGAGGCTCGATATTCGAGCTGACGGCCGGAGGTAGTCGTGGCTTCAAACGTCCCAGCCCCCTTTTTCCCAACGCCCCCTGACGAGTACAACCGCCAGTACATGGCGCAGCTTGTCCGCGCCTTCTCGGTTTTTGTCCAGCAGGTCAACAACCCGGGGGATGCTGTTTACTCAAACCTAAGGCTGACGAACCTTCCAACCAACGATCAGGGCCTGCAGACTGGAGCCTTGTTCCAGCACGATGGTTTTGTTAAGATCACGCAAGCAAACGCGCCGCACGTGGCAGGGGTGTCTGGTACCTTGGTCCTCGGAACAGTCACAGTGGTGATTTCATGAGTCTCTTCCCGAGCTTTCGGGAAGGGCAGCCGTAAAGGGGCCTCTTATGCCTATCTTTGGATTCGACAGCTTCGGGGACATGTTCGACGGCGGTGGCGCTGGCGCACGTGGGGGCCCCTCCTCCTTCAAAGGCAGCTCTCTCGAGGGAATGTTTGGTGGGGGCGGCAAGAAGTCTGGCGGCAACGACCTTCTTTCTGGCCTTGGTAGTCTCCTCGGTCTGGCTGTGGCTGGACCCACAGGTGCCGCCATCGGCGCGGGGCTCGGGAACCTCCTGAGCGGCGGTTCGGTTGGATCGTCGATCCAAGCGGGCCTTGGCTCCTTCGCAACGAGCAAGTTCGGCGGGGTCGGCGGAATGCTTGCCAGCTCCCTCATGGGCGGCCAGAGCCCACAGAACGCGCTGTCAGGGCTCTTTGGCACCGGAGGCCAGCAACAGGCGCAGCCCGGCCAACCCCAGACACAGACCACTGCCACGCAGACCCAGCAGCCCGGCGGCCTTCTTGGCATCCTGAACAGCCCGCTGGTCATGGCCGCCCTTCTCAAAGCCACCGAGCCGAAGAACGTGAACATCACGTCCCCCGAGCAGCAGCGCCAGCTGCAGACCGGTGAGCGCCTGCCCGATTACACGGGTACGCCAGTGGCCGACTACCGCTTTGCCCAAGGCGGCATGGTCCAAGGTCCGGGAACCGGGACCAGCGACTCGATCCCCTCCCGCATCTACCAGAACGGCAAGCCTGTCCAAGAAGCGCGGCTCTCGGACGGTGAGTTTGTCATGACGAACCGGGCTGTGAAGGGCGCAGGCAACGGCGACCGCGGCAAGGGTGCTGCAGAGATGTATCGGATGATGCGTCAACTTGAGCGGAGAGCGTAATGGCCGACGAAACAATCCGCCAAGAGTCCATTCAGCTTCTCCCTGAGTATCAGGAGAGGTTCCTCAAAGACCTTCTGTCCAACATCTACCGCGTCGACGAGAGCGGTCAGCCTGCCGGTATTGCGGCGGTATCGCCGCTCTACGGGCAGCCGGTGTTCGACGACGCAGGCAACCCCGTCTACGAGGTGGACGCTCAGGGCAACCCGCGTCTGGACATTCGCGGTCAGCCGATCCAGCGGGTGCAGGGTGGTGTGCCTCAAGCCGAGATCATGCCGTTTACCGACACGCAGCGTCGTGCCGCGGAGATGGCTGTCCAAGGCATTGGCGCATACGGCCCGATGATGCAGCAGGCGACGCAGACCCTGCAGCA